TCCATTTCCTCCTTTGCAGGAAATCTAAGAGCCCTCGCCAAGCGGCAAAAGCTCGAAATGCCGGCCCCATGAATGATGCGTTTTCAGACGTCCGTCAGGGCCACGATGTAGCGCCTCAACCAGCCAAGCAGCGCCCTCCGCATGCGTTGCGCAGCGCGTACCGCAGAGCCATCTATTTATCAAGGGCAAGGGCTTCGCCGCCGTACTCACCCGTTCGGTCCTCGCTTCGCTGCGGTCCGCTGCGGCTTGCGTGCGGCCCCTTGACAAATAGCTGTCCCTGCTGTCGAGCGTTCCTTACGGACATGGCCACCACGCGACCGCGTCGTGTCCATGCCCTACAGGAGTAACGCGCCATGATCGCCAGCAACTACCGCAAGTTTCCCGAAGCCCTCGCGCTGCAACTGGTGCTGCAATGGGGCCATCGGCTGGTGTGGGCACTGCCCCGGCCCACGACGCGCATCCTGCGGGCGATCCGGGCAGCTCGCGGCGCGGCATTCAAGGCGGCGGGACGCATTGCCTATCCGGTGAAGCGCGTTGCACCGGCCTGGGTGCGTGAAGCGGGCAAGCGGGCGCGGGCGCTGGGGGCAATGGTGCGCAAGGCTCAACGCCCCCTCGACTTCAATGCACCGCGCAAGCTCAACGCATTCGCACAACGCATCGCGGACATGAGAGAAACCTTCGACCGCTACATGTTCAACATCAGCGCGTGAGCACGGACCGCACTTCCGCATTGCGCGCAGCCAGCCCCTGCGACCACTCCGACACCGACCCGGGCTGCTGCGGCTGATTGGCCGGCAAATGGACATTGACGATAGGTGCGGCCTGGGCCGGCGCTGGCGCAGGTGTCGGCGCCGGCCTGGGTGGCGGGTTTGCCGCTGGCGTGAGCTGGGCCTGTTGCCAGTCCACGAAGAATCCATGCTTGACAATCTGCAGGCAAACTTCCCTCGACGCACGCAGGTAGGTGCCCTGCTGGCTATAGCAATCGCAGCGCTCGCCCATGCTTACGCATGCGGCGGGATAGGGCGCAATGGCGGGTTTCGTGACCTCATCGTAGGCCGGGGCGGTGTGCGGGAAGTCGGGCAAGCGCGGCTTGCGATGGCTCAGATATTCCGCGACCGTCATGCGCTCGCCCGGCGCTGTCGATGCACCGCCAGACGCCACCACACCCTTAGCTTCGACCTGCTGCGGCTGCTCTTTGCCTTTACCGGATCCAGGAAGCTTGGAGAGGGCGAACCAGCCCAGGACAGGCACCGCGAGCACGCAAGCCAGAAGCACCCACACCTTGGAAGGAATGCGCTTCTTGCCGGTGTGCAGGCTCGCGGACTTGTACCAGCCATAGACCTCTTTCGGAAAGGCCTGCATGCTCACCTGCGCATCCTTGCCGCTGCCCGATTTCTCGCAGTTCGGATTGACGGCAGGCCACTCCAGCACGCTCACCATGTCCACGCCGAACGAGCGTTTAAGGTGCCGGTGCCACCCAGGCGGGCCGATCAGGCGGCGCACGAAGCTATCGATATTCTGCGGGTGCTGGGTGACCAAGTAGAAGTCGAAGCCACGGCGCCGATGCTCGGCCAGCATCTTGACGTAGTCGGGCGGAGTCTGACTAGGCGGGCGCAGCGGGAAATCGTTATGGCATTCATCGACCAAAAATATGGTGCCGTCCGGCTCGGACTGCCAATCCTTCATGTCGATCTTTTTCCAGCTCGACAGCTCGCCGCCCTCGACCGGCTCAAAGCGGCCGTTGTGGCAGACGGGGCGGGTTTCCTTAAGCTGGCGTTCCCGGACCCACCTGAGCGTATTCAGGGTCTTGCCTGCGCCATTGGCGCCAGTGATCAGGTACAGCATTACGTATGCACCCAGCGTTTGAAGGTGTCGCCCGAAATGCCATTGAGGATCAGGCGGGCCGTGATGGCGCTGGTCACGATGCTGATGGACACGCCGACCTTCATCGTGCCGAGCATGCCGATGACTTCGGGCGGCAGCATGCCGATGGAAGACAGCGCCTGCGACTTCATCCAGCTCAGGCTTGCATTGACGCCAGTGAACGTTATGACCGCAATGCCCAGGGCGACCAGCACGCGACCCGCAAGCGTCGCCACGATGTTGATGAGCATGCCGCCGATGGCGGCGACGAATACAGGCATGGTCAACCCCTTCCTACGATGCGAACAGCCAAGAGCAGAGACACGGCAACGAGGACGTTCCCTAGCATGGCCAAGTACGGACAAATCACACTGATGGGCAGGCTGATCGACTGACCCAAAACAGAGATGGACAGGTCCGAGATGCAGCCACCGCCGCCGATGGCATCGGACATATCGATACGGCCGGTCATGTCCACGGTTTCATTGCCCGGCAGACCGCTGGTCACTTTGCGATTCGGGTCTTTCGCCTTTTCGGCGTCATACAGACGCGACTCATCCGATGGATCATCAAACAACTTGCAATTGCGCAGATGCTGTTCTTTGGCAATGGCGCACTGGATCGCATCACCGTCGCAAGTGAAGTTGGCAGCGCAGGAGCCGCCGAAGGTGCCGTTCTTGCAGATCGGCGAATCCGGGTTCTCTTTGCAGAAGCCGTTGCCTTCACCTCCGCCACCACCGCCACCACTACCGCCGCCGCCACCACCACCCGAGGCACTAGGGCCGCGCTGACTACCAGACGGGTCCTTTTCGTTCTTACAAACCGAGCTTGACGGGTTATTTGCGCAGTACGCGCCGCGTGTCGTAGTCGTCGTGGTAGTGGTGCCGCCCGACGCCCCCGGCGCGCCCAACGTAGTCTTGACAGTGCACTTTTCGCCCTCGCACTTGATTTCCGTTTTCTGCTCTTTGATGTTCCCTTCGGCATCGGTGACCTGGGTCCAATCGACGCCTTCGGTGTAGCCCGCAGAGGGGTCGATGCAAACATCCACGCCGTTGACCGAGCCCTCAAAGCCCTTGCAGGGCCCCTGCGGCTTTGCAGGAGGCACAGGTGGATCACCGGGCACGTTGTCGAGACCGGGAACACACGCTTTCGCCCCATCGTTCCAAGTGCCAGCCATCCACGAGTCACCCCAGTAGCGATACCCCTCCTGGTCGAGCTTGCCGCGCATCGTGGGCGTGAAGAAATGAATGCAGCCCGGGGGGCCATCACCCGACATGCCAGAAAATGGAAGGTCGGCATTGGGCATGCAAACCTCAAAGGGCTTATCCAAAGGCTGCTCAACCTTTGAATCAACGACGCCCTCGCGCGTATTCGCCCAGTTCCACGAGTTGTAGACAGCCGCAGCATCCTCGCACCATTTGTCGGCGGTCTTCTCTTCCCAACACGCCTGATGGATGGACGCAGTAGAGGTGCTTTTCAACGTGGCGCCCGAGTTGTCATACGTATGAGTCACCCACAACCGGCATATACCAGTGCCCTCGACCGTGGCCTCATCAACAACTACCGTCTGCCAAGACCCGCCATCCTTGGTGCGCCATGTCGCGCCGCTCTGACCGGAACAAGCGGACTCGCGGCTATTGCCACGGCTGACGACGCCCGAGGGCGACCCGGAGACCTCGAAACCGCAGACCTCATCCGCATGAACAGCAGCGGACACAAGCCCAAGAACCGCAGCGACGATCAGGCGGAGAAGATGAGCCATGCCGCCCCCAAGAATGCGATGATCACGAACAGGCCCATGAGTCTCCCCCTTGACGAAGCGCCCACCGTGGGCGCTTTGGCAAAGGCCCCTGCCGGCCGGCCAGGGGACGCTTTGTGTCAGCCGCTTAGCTGATGGCGCGGCGGACCCACTTGAACGCGGCGACGGCGACGATCACCGTCAGGACGGCGGCGCCGATCAGGCCGATGGGGGCGATGGTGTCGTTGATCTCCGAGACCACTGCGGTCACGTCGATGGCGGCGTGCGCGGGGATGGTCGCCAGGGCCAGGGCACCGGCTGCGGCAGCAGCGGCGAGACGGCGGGTTTGGGCGTTGAAGCGGTTCATATTTACTCCTCAGTGGTTGATGAATTGCCGTCGGTTCTCAGGGCTTGTATGGCCGAGCGGAATGCCCAGCCCACGGCCCACACCAGCAGGACGGCGCTGCTGATCGCTGCGCCTTCGGCCGGGCTCAGATCGAGCACGGGAAGGCTGATTTCGTGTTGCACCGTGACCGTGCAGGCGCCGGTGCATTGGATGGTTTGGGGGTCAGCCATGGCCTACCCCGTGTATATCGTCCAGGTCCACGACCAAGGGACGGTGGAAGGGTTCGGTGTGGTCCTCAATGAGCTGGGCACAGCTTTCGAGGTCCGGTACCGTGCCCGCCTCGCGCAGCAACATCACCCATTCCGGCTGTCCGTCCTCAAAGGACGGGGCCAGGAATTGGCCGGTGGTGCCGGACTGGATGACGTAGGGCATCAGGCGGCCTTTACGCTGGGTGCGGGTTTGATGGCCAGCAGCGTGAGCTTGGCCGCGCCTTCTGCACCGGCCACGATGTCGAACTCGCATTGCACGGGCACGCCACCCAGGGGCCACGAGCTTTTGAGGTGCGCCCACTTCTTGAACTCTTCGGAGGTGCCGCACTTGAAGGGGCGCGTCACGACGCCGATGGATTCGCCCATGGCGGACTGGCCGAGGTCCACCGAGATATGGAAGGTCGTGCTGTCGAAGCCGCGACCCTCGATTTCGCCCTTGCTGGACTTGATGCCGTGCAGGACGGCGGTGCTTTGCATTTTCATGATGGTTTCCTTGCGGCCTTACACAGGCTGGAGTCCGACGCGGCCAAAGCCGGAGCCCGAGAGACGTTGGAGGTAGCGCTCCGCGACTTCATCCAGCTCGCTTGTCTTGAAGCGCTGGAGACGCCCGGGAAGCTTTTGGTGCTCGCACACGCTGGCGAGCTGATCGAACGTGGCGAACTTGACGAGGAAGGCCAGGGACGGACCTGCGGTGTTGCGCGCCCAGCGAATGACGCGAGAGACTTCGGCCTGTACCGTTTCCATCGCAAGGCGCGGAGTCGTCTTGCAGGGCTCGGGGCTCGCTTGACCATTGGCTTCGGCAAGGATCACGGAATGCCATTCGCTGGCACCGGCGAAGAAGTCGGCAGGACGGCGAAGCATGTCCACGGGCAGCACGCGCAGCTTGTTCCCGTAGCGCAGCTCTACACGGTGCCATGCGCTGCCGCTGTCGGCGCCATAGAGCTGGTGGCCTTTTTCGTAGACGTTGGTTTGCTTGCCCGCTTCCTTGCTGCCGAAGTAGAAGGAGCGCGCGCGACCGTTGCACCAGTCGCCGACCATGTTGCAGCTTGGACGACGCCCGTGGTGGTCCATGAGGCCAGCCATGTAGTCAGCGCGGGCGCGATCGATGCCGCCCGCCATGCCGTCGAAGAAGTCCAGGGCAAGGTCAACACGGGTCACCGTCGCGTCGGTGCGGTCGATGATGGCCGCAAGGCGATGGTTGAAGCCGGGTTCCGCGAAAGTGCAGGCGCTGCCGTAGACGTTCACATGGATGGTCTTGGCCTGGGCCGCTTGTCTCGGGCTTTCGCCCGACGACAGGAAGCCGACCCAGCCGCATTCGACGTCATGGCGAACGATGGACCAGCGGAATCGGTAGAAGTCATGGCCTTTGCGTAACTCGGGGAACACGCTGAAATCCGGGCCAAGGGCCTCGCAGACTTCATCGGCCAGGACCTTGGCCTGGGCACTGGCCGCGAAGTCGGCATCGGGCAGTTCGCGCAGGATGCGGGCGAGCTTGTACGTACGCTCGCGCATGGAGTCCAGGGCATGGGCCGAAATGGGTTCCACGTCCTGATGCAGGGGGAACAGGGTTTCGACCGTGGGGAAGGGCGCATTGCGCAGGGTGCAGGTGAAACGGACCCAATCCACGTGCACGGGAGTGCGGGACTTGATCCGCTCGGCTTTCAACCGGAGCTTGACTTCGTTGCCGTCGAGAACCAAGTCGGACTTGCGCGGGCGGGTCATGCTTGCACCTGCTGGGTGGACTGGCCGAGGTTCTCCCCGTGATTACCATCGGGGAGGGCCGAGAGGCCCGCAGCAGCGGGCGCGACGGCCGCGCTGCGCTTGCCGTCCGCCGCGCCCGCTGCTGCACGCTGTGCGAGCACTTGCCGCAGGTTCTGGCGGGCGAGAAAGTCGGCGATGGACATCCACGCGGCGCGGTTGCGCTCAGTGGCCGGTGGCATGTGGATGAGCCTCATGCAGGCCACCTACGGCCAAAAGACACCAGCGCGCCTGGGGCGAACATGCAATCGGACTGATGCACCTTCGCCAGACGACCAGCCGGGGAAAAGAACAAGCAGAGGAAGTGATGACGGGTGCCCACCCCCTGCCCGGCGGCTGGAGCCGGCAAGCTGGCCGCCATTGAGGTGGCAGGGGGCAGGCAAACCTTGACGCTGGAGGCGTGCACCAAGCGAAAGAAGGCGCCTGTGTGGTAGGCGAGTTCCAGGACGCTGCCGTCTACAGCGCGGACGATGTAGGGCTCGCCTTTATAGGTGACCTGGGTTCCTGCGGAGATGGGGGAATGGGGCATTGCCGGCTCCTAGAAGCGTTACACAAGTTGCATAACGAGCGGAAGCCTATCGTTATTCACAAAGAATAACAAGAGCCGAGTATGATTTATTCAACTCGTGTAACTTTTATACAACACGAGTAAAGGAAAAATCATGCACAGCACTATGAATTTGCTAGCAGACGCCGAGCAAGTAAAAGACCTCAGCGCCTGGGCTGAATCGCTTGGTCTTACAAAGCGCGCGCTGTACACGGCAAAGTACCGGGGAAGCCTGAGCCCTGCTATTGCTGGCGCACTAGCGGAAGAGCTAGGAAAAGACCCAAAGGACTGGATCGTCGTTGCAGCACTGGAATCTGAACGAGACAGCGCCTGCAAAGAACGCATGCTCAAGCGCGTGCGAAAAATGACATCACTTTAA